TGATGGAACTGCTCGTATAGGATAACCCCATCTGCTTCCGTTTTGTAAAACGTATCGTAGGTACTCTGTTCGACCATAATCTAAAAAGAATTTCTTAGGATTTACAGGCAAAGTTTGAGCATATCTTGTACTAACCCGAAGCCCGTCTCTCCAGTTACGGTAAAAAAGAAGAGCATCATCTCCCTGGAAACATCGCTCGTCCGCTGCAGGAACAGGAATGCCTAACTGTTCGTGAATAGCGTAGCACTCTGCAGCATTGATCACCGTATCCAGAAGAGCAGTCCACCTCCAACCACTCAACACACCCCTATAGTGTTGGAAAATACTCCCTTCGTACTCAACACTACCCCTACGAAGCCTACCACTCAAGATAGCTCCAACTCTTCTTCTATCTTCATCGTCTCCTGCTCCGACCTCTATAAGCCAATCCAAGAATTCAAACAAAACGTTCTTCCCCGGAACGTGATCAAATCCACTTTGATCAATTGGTACTCCAACCCTACCGTCATTGATTTCCAACCATCGTAGCCAGTTCTGTGCTCCAAACTTAGAACTAAGCGAAGTGGAAATGTAACGAGATAAATGTTCTTCTAAGCCATCTCCGACATAACTTTGTTGAACATAAAGAGACCAAGGAGCATTTACAAAGTTCCTAAGTTTACCTCTCTCTCGTTTTATTAGTGCCCTGTAACGAGGATCAGAACTATCACTAAGATCCAATTCACACTGATCAGGACCTCTCTTCATGTAGGTAGAGGTTTTCGTCTTTCTCGCCCCTGAAATACCTGGCTCGCTACTACCACCAGAAGCTAACCAACCAGAAGGTTTTCGAACCCACTCGCGAGCTGAATCTCTTTTGGTAGTTATTTTAGGTATCTTCTTCTTTAGAATGGCTAGCCCTCGTAAAATCATTCGAGTTCTTGCAGAATTCACGCCATCTTCCTCTTTTTCAGTTTCAACCCAAGATTGAACCTGTTTTCTGAAGTCCTCCTTTGCCTCAATGGTCTCTGGAGGAGCTCCAAAACAAAGCTCCCAGTTGACTAGATATCTCCAACAGGAAAAAAGCCTGTCTCCATGATGTTTACATAGTTCCCCCAAGTCCTTCAATTTCTTCTTGAGTATACTATTATTCCTTTCATTCCAGATACCACATTCCTTAAACACATTACCAACGTCCTTCTGGATACTGTCGGGCAATATATCCCAAGCTAAAGCCAATACCTCCCTCGCACTTCCCGAGCCGATGGGACAACTCTGTACCACAGATTTTAGTACCCTATATTTTTTCGTCAATCCATCAAACCACTTCTCCGACCAATCCTTGGGATCAGATACCTCCCTGAACTCCGAACATAATAACCTAAATTCTTTAGCGGCCCTATTGTAGCTAGGTAAAAATTTATTACCAGCATAGCGGCGTAAAAGAACCGGTAAGCCCGAAGGACCAGGAGGTATCCAAGCTAAACCGTCATTGAGGATGCGATCCCACTCATCCTCGACGGTGTAGTCGTCCCACCCGCTAGGGACGAAAACGACTTATAGCACCAAGTA